CGGGCGGGACTGGTGATGGCGGGGATACCGGCGAGTTCGGTGAAGCTGACTATACCGGCGGACAGCCTCCGTAAGCTTCCTGAAGGTGCCGTGTACCGTGGCAAGAGCGGACAGGCCAACCTGACCGTAGGCAGTGACGGCAAGGGAAACCTTGTGGCCGAAGCCTCGTGCGACAGTCTGCAGCAGCTGGTGCTGTGGTATGAAGAAGAGCTGACACGCATCCGGAGCGAGACCAGGAACGAAACTTCGAATGACGTTCAAACGGTAGAAAAACGCCCTCCGAACCGGATGCGGACGTTTATCACAGGTATATTGGCCGGCTTGTTGGCCGGTGTGTTATTAACCATCAAACTGAAAAAACGATGAACAAGAATTTTATGTACGGCCTCGGTGCCGTAAAATACAAGGATTTTGTAGTGGGTTATATCGAGAAAGGTTCGTTTGACTTGGGCGGGAAGAAGCCCGAGGCTGCGAAGATCGAGGCGGAACAGGTGCCGGGAGCCCCGGTGCTGATTATTCCTCAGAGCAACGGCAGCATCGCGCCCACATTCAACGTAATCAAGATGGACTACAAGAACCTGCATGCCTTGCTGGGCGGATCGCTGCACTACAAGAAAGAGGACATCGAGAAGAATACCCCCGTTGGCTGGACTGCCCCACAGGCCGCCATTCTGATGCAGGGACCGTGGGAACTCAGCCTGGTGTCCGGACAGAGCGTGCTGATACCGAACGGCACGCTGCTTTCCAATCTGGGCGGCAAGCTGACGCTTACGGAAACGGCCAAGATAGAATGCACCCTTGAGGTGGCTGTTCCGGAAGACGGTTCGCAGCCTTACGGCGTGTTCGATACGGAAGCAATACCGGACGTGTGGAATCAGTACAAGCTGCCAGCAGCGGAAGCCGCGGCTGCAGCATCGCTCCAAAGCGAGGAGGGCTAACGCATGGCAGACCGGCTGGAACGACTGATAGAGATGGAGTGTGCGGACGCACTGCTGGACAGCGGCGTGTCCGTTCCTCTTAAAAGGTGGAAGCTTCCGTGGCTGAAACGCCCGGTGGAGGTGCGTGTGACGATGAAGCGTCCGAGGCTGTGGGGTCAGATTCTGCTGGCGAGGGAATACCTGAAGATGGGCGTTGCGCCCGGGTGGCAAGCAAAGGACAAGGTCGAGGAACTGGCCTTTGTAGCGGAACATGGTAAGGCTGTGAGCCGTCTGCTGGCCTATACGGTATGCCGGGGATACGTGTCGCGGCACGTGGGCATCGGGGTGACAGCGTGGGTACTGCGGAACTTTGTGGAGTGGCGTTATCTGACGGCCATGTTCCAAACATTCGAGCGTCTGATGGGCACGAAGGATTTTATGCGTATTATCAGCTCGACAGCGCGGGCGAACCCGATGACTCCGAGACTGAGCCAGGCAAGGAAGGGGAGTTAAGAACCCGGTATGAGGGTTCCCATAGCCCTTTCGGCTTCGTGTGGCAGATTGCATCGGCGACCGGCTGGAGCGTGGATTACATCCTTGATGGGGTGAATTACCAGACGCTGATCATGATGCTGAGCGACGCGCCGCGGTATGTGCGGAAAAAGCAAGGCGGCGGAAATGGTGCTCCCAGACCGGAACACAGCGCCGAGGATGAAGCGAACGATATAGTAGGATTTTTTCAAAGCAAACTGGAATGAGCAAACCTGTAGAAGTTGAATTTTTGATGAAGGACAAACTCACGCCCGGCATGAACAAGGCCGAGCGTGAGGCGCTGGAACTGCGTAATACCGTCAGGCTGCTGGAGGCTGAACTGGAAAGGCTGCGCCTTGCCGGGGAGACGGCTGCCCCCAATCTGGACCAGAGTGCCAATATCGCGCAGATCCATGCACTGGAGAAGCAGCTTGAGGAATTGCGCGGCAAACTGAAACTGCTGCAGGAGGAATCGGAATCCGTGCAGGTCACCCCTGCAGATGTACCCAACGCGCAGCGCCAGTTGGGCGGGCTTCACAACAGTATCCAGCAGATCGCCCGTGAAATGCCTTCTTTGGCCATGGGACCGCAGATGTTCTTCCTGGCAATCAGCAACAACCTGCCGATTTTTACGGACGAACTGGCCCGTGCCCGCAAGGAATACGATGAGCTGCAGAAGTCCGGCAAGAAGGGCACACCGGTATGGAAGCAGGTCCTGTCCTCACTTTTTTCCTGGCAGACGGCCATGACCACCGGCATCATGCTGCTGGTAATGTACGGTGATGAAATCTGGGATTGGACGAAAAACCTGTTCAGTGCCAAAAAAGGCGTGGATGAATTCAACATATCACTCAAGGAAATGACCGAGATAGAGAAGGACGGCCGTGCCCAGATGGTGCGTACCCGCTTCGAACTGAAATCGGTCATCGATGAAATAAAGAACTTCACCGGCAGCAAGGAACAGGAAAAGGCGAAGGTGGAGGAACTGAACCGCAAGTACGGGGAATCTTTCGGGTATTATAAAACACTTTCCGAATGGTATGATACCCTTATCCAAAAGAGCGAGGACTATGTACAGGTTCTGCTGCACCAGACCAATGTCCAGAACCTTGTAAAAAAAGCTGCAGAAGCCGATGAAGAGGTGAATAAAATCAAGGCGCAGAAACCGGAAGAGGCGGAAAGCGCCATGGGTTTTTTCGGGAAATGGGGACAATATATCATGCAGTCAAGCATGGCAGAATCCGGGCAGTTCTATGACGCACAGGCTGCCATCAAGAAACATGATCAGGAAGCTTATGACGTACTGTTGAAAAATGCCGAAAACAAACGTGACGGTTATCTGAAAAAAGCGGAGGAAGAGGTAAAGAAAGCCGCAGAAGCAGCCAAAAAAGGAAATATCGGTGGGCATATCGACCCCAAGCAGTCCGGGAAGAATCCGGAAGCGGAAGCCAAGCAACGGCTTGCCACAGAGCGTAGGCTGGCGCAGGATCTTGCCGCCCTGCAGGCTGAAAACCGGAAGGAAGAGATAGACCGCATGCAAGCCGGTACCGAGAAGAAACTGGCACAAATCGAATATGACTATAACGCCCGGAAAGAAGAGATAAACCGGCAGGAAGCCGACTGGAAGCGTGAGAACAAGGAAGCCGGTCTTTCTACCGGAGATAACGGACTTACCCGGGAGCAACAGGATGAACTTGAAAAAGCCCGTGCCTCAAACACCGAGTCAAGGAAAAAAGCGGAGGCGGACGTGTACAGGGAAGAGGCGGAAGCCATGCGTGACTATCTGAAGGAATACGGGACCTTCCAGCAGCAGAAACTGGCCATCGCTGAAGAATATGCCGAGAAAATCCGCAAGGCACAGTCCCAGGGCGAAAGACTGACTTTGGAAAAGCAGCGTGATGCGGCTGTGCACAAAGTGGACATGGAATCCCTTACCCAGAAGATAGACTGGGGAGCAGCGTTCGGGGATTTAACCGGCTTGCTTGCAGACCAGATGAAGAATCTGCTTGGCGAACTTAAGCAGTATGTCAAGACGGATGAGTTCAAAAAATCAGGAGCAGCGGATCAGCAGGTCGTTTACGATGCCATTGAACGTATTCAAAGCATGCTCCCCGGTGGCAACGGCACATTGGATTTTGCCCGGCTGCAAACGCAGATGCACGCTTTGGGGGATGCCGTAACACGTGTGCAAAATGCAGAACTGCAGCAGGAAGCGGCATTCATCCGGTTGAAAGCGGCGCAGGCCGATTACAACAAGGCTCTTGAAAGCGGTAACCAGGCAGAAATAGAACGTACCCAAATTGCTCTTCAAACGGCTCAATCGTCCAGCGTTTCAGCTGACGAAGAATACCTGAACGCCACCTCTGAAATGAAGGCGCTTGCCGGGGAGGTGAAAAGTGCCTCCCGGGACACGGTTGACGGATTGAACATGGTATCCAACGGGTTGCACGGCTTTGCGAGCGGAACCTTGCAGGGATCATTTGAAGGAATCCAGAACATGCTTACCGGTCTTTCAAAACTGAATATCGGAGGCAAGGTCGGCGATGCCATCAGCCGGATGTCCGAAACCCTGTCAAGTGCCGGAGTCATCGGGCAGATCATATCGGCCATTCTCTCCATACTGGATTTGCTGAAAGACGGTATTGGCCCGATTATCTCATCATTGATAGACACCATTTTCAATGCGATAACCGGAATACTCGACAATATCCTCAGCGGAGACCTGTTCAAACAGATAGGCGGTTCCCTTGTGAAAGGTATCGGGGGATTGCTGAACACGGTGTCTTTCGGAGGTTTCAACAAACTGTTCGGCATCGGCGGGAACGCCAAGGAAGTGCAGGCGGCTATAGACCGTCTTACAGACCGGAACGAGCTGCTGCAGACCTCGATAGAGGATCTGACCGACACCATCAAGCAGAGCCAGGGGACGAAGAGTGTGGCGGCTTACCGCGACGCGTACAAGATGCAGCAGGAAACGAATTCGAACTACCTGCAGATGGCTATGGCGCAAGCCGGCTACCACGGAAGTCACCACAGCTGGAACTACTACTGGGGCGGTTTCAACCAGGCACAGATAGACAAACTGAGCGGACAGATCGGCCGCCAGTGGGACGGGAACCTGTGGAGCCTGAGCCCGGAGGAGATGAAGGCACTGCGTTCGAATGTGGACATGTGGACGCAAATTCAGAACACCGGCAAGGGCGGCTATGGCGGGCGACTGACCGAGAAGCTGGATGACTACATAGACCAGGCCGGCAAGCTGGAGGAACTGACCGACCAACTGTATGAAGGGCTGACGGGCATTTCGTTCGACGGTATGTACAGCAGCTTCATCGATAATCTGATGAACATGAAGTACGGTGCCAAGGATGCGGCGGAGGATATATCCGAGTACTTCATGAAAGCCATGCTGAGTAACAAGATAGGTGAGCAGTACAGCGAGAAACTGAAAGGCTGGTGGGAGAAGTTCGGCAAGGCCATGGAGGACAACGAACTGACCGAGGCGGAACGGAACGCGCTGACCGAAGAGTACATGCAGTATGTGGACGAAGCCCTTGCCCTGCGTGACAACCTGGCGGCAGCCACGGGCTACGACAAGACCGAAGCCGGCGGCACCAGCCAGAGTGCGAAAGCGGGCGGCTTTACGGCCATGACGCAGGACCAGGGGACGAAGCTGGAGGGCATGTTCACCAGCGGGTTGCAGCACTGGAGCAGCATGGATGACCGGCTGGAAAGTGTGGCGGAGAAGATGGACACGGCTGAAGGCCACCTGGCCCGGATAGCCGAGAACACCGGTGTGAGCGCCGGACACCTGGGCGAACTGAAGGAAGTGATAAAGAAAATGAT